CCCTTTCCAAGCTGTACGTTTTCCAGCCCTTCGATATCGATAATCAATCCATCAGGCTTTGCCTTGGCTATGGCTTGCTGGATTTTTAGGTGTGTAAGCTGAAGCATATCGGCAAAACCAATACAGCTTGACACCATGGACTTGGGCATCATGTCCGTCAGGTTAGTAGCCACAACGGAGTATGACATCCTAGCCTTACTAATGTCGTAAATGTTTTTCGGTACGTTTTGCATTCTGCCGTACCCAAATATGTAATCAGTCCCTAGTACAAAATAGCCCTTGTACACATTGACGATCTCCATCTTGTGCGGCTTGCGCTCAAAGACACTACCTGACTTCTCTTTATAGTCAAAGCCTTCGTAGAAAAAGTTTCTGTTTCCAAATCTATTCTCCTTCTCTTCAAAGTACATACAGTCTGTAGACAGGAACTCAAACTCCAAAACATCTACTGAATACTCGTCATATTCGTAAATGTTACGACCTAGTGAATTGTCATACTGATACCCTCCACCAGTTTTGCCTGTGACCTTCTTGGCTATCTTCTGGAAATCTTCCTCCTCTAATTCTCCGCTAGCTATTCTCTTTAGCTCTTGGATAGGCATGGTTCTAACGTGACCCGCATATGTGATATCATCAAAGCTGGGGTCGTTAGTTTCACTATGAATAAAGTCCTTGGGGTCTACGTAGTGTGTTTTGATTCCGTAGTTAGGGTCGTTAGATCTTTTGACGACAGCCATGCCGCTGGTAGCGAGATCATTTACACAGCGTCTAAATACGTTGTCATCAAAATTGTTCCAAGAGAGCGTCATGTCCGTTGCTACCTGAGCAGCAATCTCTGCGTCACTCTTTACGTTCTCCCCAATAAAAATCTCCGCTTCGGCTTCATTGTCTGGGATCATCTCTGGGTCCATTCCAATCGTCGCACCCGTTTTATCTCTGAAAGCCATGAGCTGCTTCTTTAGAGCAACCTGAATCTCAATTCTTTTCTTGTCCCTGTTTTTCTCAGAAGAAGACAAAGGGTCTACTGCCTCCAAGTTGGGGTAAAGGTTTCTACCAAGGATTTTATTTACGACTATCCTTACGAACTTTGGGAGGACGGGGACAGGGGTGAAGTCAAGGTTCATCAAGCTGCCGTCACCAGCATTGGGGTCTAGGTTGTTAAGCAACCTTTTATAAATGGCCGTGTCTTGCACACCAGTTGCATACTCTTGACTCCTCTTGAAAGAAGTGTATCTTTTTGAAAACAAAGAGTTGCTATCAGACCTCTTACCCCACTGAGACTCAATAGCTTTGGCGTACTTTAACCCGTATGACTTACTCTCTTTCTTTTCCTGAGAAGCGAGTGGATCAGGAAAGTTTTTTTTGCCGCTATATTGTTTCATTTACAAAAGAGTATATGTCACAAATATAGGAAATTAGCCTATGACTTTGTAACGCCTGAAAAAACGGCGTTCATCAAACGATTGTACTTTTTTCTTTTTCACCTTTTGAGCAGCAAGTAGCGCAAGTCCAGAACTAATTGTCAAGTCAAACTTTGTTCTGTTGTCTATCTTGTACGATATCCAGTCCTCTAGGGTTTCGTTGAAATACATCTTGCCCATCTCGCCCGTCTCGTGATTTATTCCAACATGATCGTGGATATATGACTCTATCGCATGAGCGTGAGATTGAATAACATCCTGAGAGTTGGACGGGATACCTTTTGTTTTGACCTTGACCTTCGCGCTGCTACTCTTCAAGTGTTGTGGTCGATCCATTAAGTAACCGTCGTAACCTCTTGATTCAAAGTATCTTGCAATGCCATACTTGTTGTTCTCAATTAATATTGGGTACCCGTAAAATACAGCAGCCATCAATACGTCCTCATAGAATATTTTGGCTAGGGGCGGTCTAGACGCATACTCTAATACAAACATATTAGATGGATGCTCCATGTGGAATTTATTGTACAGGTGCAGCGCACCTTTAGAACCTCTTCCGTCTACCGTAGCGTCAAGGTCATAGGAGTCAACTCCGCCACAACCCACCTCTGAATTAGGTGCCACTCGCTTGCCACGTACCTGCGCCTTCTTGTTTCTAAATTCTGGTGGTGGCATCCAGGAAACCTTAAACTTACCTATGGGGTCTGGGGTAAAAACTACCTCAGTATCCTTGATCCCTCCCTTCCACACAAAGTTCCCTACGACTACAGGGTTAGGAAATAGGTCTTCGTTGTGCTCTATCTGCTCGTATATCTTGCCGATATTAAATACGCTGCCCTCGATACTGTCTCTAAACGCTTCGTCAGAGGTAAATGGGAACTGACGAATAACCTCGTTCATTTCTGAGGCATTGTCCTTTAATGATGATCTTTCGTTTTTGAGATACGTCTTAGCTCCAATACTAATGCTATCACCGTCAAGACTGTCAACAGGCGAATCAGGATCTTCAACGACTGGATATCCGTAAACATCAAAAAACCCTTCAAGAGACTCATAGGCTGGGATGAATAATCGATATAGTCCACTGCGTGTTCTTCCGTTTTTGTTTCTTTCTAATGGACTAGAGTCCTCCCAAAGGCTTTTGTATTCTTTACCGCCCTTGGGCATGGGGTTTACCGTACTCCCCACCAGTGCCTTCCCAACAATCTTTCTACCTACGATAAGGCAGGTGCGCTGAATCCTCCACGCATCCCGTATGTCTGTAGGCTTTTCCCATTTGCCTGCCTCATCCAGATACAGGATATGCAACTTCTCACCGTCATATGCGTTGTTAGTGGTGTTCTTCCAGTTGATCACCGTATTCAACGCTTCACCTTTCTGAGAAGTCTTGTTGTTTTTCGTGATACGCTTCGATGGCTCACGAAACGCCAGCTCCATACGAGGGTTGGTAGTACCGTCCTGAATCGGCTTAAAGAAAAAAGGATAGTGCCTAAACATCTGCACTACCTTCTTCATGAATATGTTTTCTTGAGCGTCCTTACCAGTCTTTGACTGTATGCCCATCAGCTTGTCTTTTACCTGAGTCGCTTCATCAAGCAAGACAGCAGAACAGATATTAGTGTATCCGCTACGACGGCACTTTGTATATAGCTGACCTAGACATCTATCGTCAACCTCGCAGGCCAACATATGGATAAAGATGTCTCTTTGAAAGCTTAGATAAGAAGGATAACCAATATCAATCTTGGTCCACTGCAGCATCATGTAGTGACGCCCTGTAATATATGTAGGCTCACCATTATTGTAAAACCAAAAGCCCTCACGCCGACGGCGAAACTCCTCTTCGATATATGCAGAAAACTTTTGTCTAAACTCCCTCGGCATTTCGCTCCACTCATCCATAGAGCCAATCCGAGACAGCTCCTTGGGCATAGGTACTCTCTCCCACATCTGCAGGTCTGCTGATCTTCCATATCCAGCAATCTCCTTCTCGGGCGGCGCAGTGGGAAGAACAATGAGTATCCCGCCGAGTTCGATAACATCACCTTGCGTACCGTTGGGGCAAATGCAGATCGCCTCATCTTTATAGTTATCTACCTTGACCAGCATACGCTTTTACATAATTCTTCGAACCCTTGTGCTTAGAGTGCTTCGTCTTTGAATGCACCCCCTTTCTCCGAACCTTGTGCTTTTCAATCTTTACGGCTAGCTTTTTCATTTTAATTTATTCTTTCTTTCTGATGTTTTTATTCTGTGACAATTAGCGCACCTAATCTCACACTTTCTCATTTCTTCTTTTATGGTCTTTATGCTGTAATAGTTTACCACCATATCAGCTATTGCCTTTTTCTTCTCTCCCCTTACATGATCAAACTCAAGAACTATGGGATTTGACTCTCCACAGTCAACACAGTTGTATCTTCTTTTGACCCTGTATACAAACTCCTTGTTCTTCTTTTTCTGCCTTTTGTTTCTAGCCGAACTTCTAGAGATAATTTTTTTCTTGTTCTCCTTGTAGTGCTTGGCTGCCGCAGCCGCTTGATCCTCCCTCCTCTTATATGGCATGCTGTGCTCTCTATTGGATTTGAACCAATGACCTACGAATTATGAGTTCGCTGCTCTACCACTGAGCTAAGAGAGCTTAAAGTTTACCTTTAAGTGTTCTATCGTAACTGACTGATTATCAAAGTCATAATCGTCCCAATAAATCAGCCCGCTAGGGTTACTTTGAGAATCTTTCAGCGAATCCTCCGCTGTAGTCTCTGGCTTCTTCGATAGATCCATTTTCGTTTAGGTCCTTTATCATTTGTTCTAATCGCTGTCTTTCAACAATTAGTTCTTTACAATCTGTGGCTGTCTGCTTTATTGATTGCAGTTCAGCTTTACGCGCACTCCCGTTGATCTCTGGATCAACAGGTTTTTTGATTTCATCAATCATATTGTTGATGGCGACCTCCATACTAGACATAAGCCGCTGCGCAGCGCTCACTGTAGTAAACTTAGGCATCTTCTTGAATATCGTAAACAAATATCGGTGTCTTCTCACCTAAGTAAGACCCAGCAATATTGTATTCAAAATGCTCAATGGCGTCTGAAAAGCTCATCTTATCCTCCTCCATTAAAATATCAATACACGCTTGTACGCTGTATACGGCCACCATGTTTACACCAAATGTGATTCCTATTACTGCGGCGTCAAAGCCATCAGCAAGCCAAGCCCCTTCGTCAGAAAGGAGAGCAAAAATTTCTTCCTTACTAAACATATCAGAGCTCTTTATACATTAAGTCTTCCACACGGGTACGGTAATATTCTTTCCCGTCAATCTTAATGCGGTAGTCGCGGTTCTCTTTAAATCCAACGATGTCTCCGACCTCCAGTCCTATCTCTTCAATCCCAGGAGACGTAAATGCGACTCTACCTCTTGTTGTTGGTTTCTCTGTAAGTTTGACAACTTCGATAAGGTCCGATTCTTGAACTTTCTCTTCTTCGACAGGCTCAAGAAGGCTCCAACCCGCAAGAGGGTGGATAGTACCAGTACTGCTACTTTTAAAGCCAATAGCTTGATTATTGATAGCGTGGTCTTGATCGTACCTGACAAGGTAGTGATTATCATGACCAGTAAGTGGCTGGCCTTCGTTGACAACCACGAGATGGTGGAAGTACAACGTGTCGCCAGGCTCGACGCCAGTTTCGTACTTGAACGGGACAGCCACGACAGGGCCTTCTGTAATTCTGTTTTCAAACTCATTGAATCTACTTGCTATGTATAGCTCTAATCCGCTATTGGTTGTGATGGTGTCGTTGACGGTCTTGTCTAGCTCGACAACGAACAGGTTAAAGGTTTTCATTTATTTAAATTAAGTTGGTCTTTAGTAACCTCCTGAAGCGCCCCCCGAAGATACTCGAGGAGAAGATGAAGTGCTCACGGTGCTTTCACCTACGAGCTCCTCCATAATTGATTCAACAAGCATCCGAACAGAATCATTAACTGGTGTCAACCTACTGTGCGGCTCTACTTTATGAAACGATCCTACCATGGCACCCCTGCTGAAGTGAACATGATAGCCCCCAATGTAGTCCGATCCGTCTGGAAGAACAAATTCTCCTCCAGTTGTATACAGTTCGTTCCTTGTCATATCAAAAGTTGCAGTCAAACTCTAACATGCAGGGCATGTCATCTATGCTCTTCCAAAGGGTTTGCGAATCGCTGTCCTGAAGGTAAATCAAATATCTCATTTTACCATATTTATGAAGGTGTCTTTCATCACAAATGATAGCGCTTACCTCTCCCCTTCCAGCTCTCATGCCTATGTAATAGGCCATTGCGTCCTTGGGGTCTTTCCCAATGACAATCTTTCTAATTACTCCATCCATTTTACTCTAGTTCTATGCCTGTCCCACTTAACAGGTCGTTTAAATCATCATCATTGAGACTTGTCCTTGTCTCGTTCTGATATGCATTATCTATAAAGTCTAGTATTTCTTGCAGTTCATTAAAGTCTTGAATGTTCATGTTGTACATGGCATTCAGTTTTGCCTCACCCTCGAGCGTTTCGGTGATAAGACCAGCAAACATAATAGATATGAATCTATCTTCTACATCATATTCCTTGGCCAATGCTTCTGCTTCAAACATCAACCGTTGCATATGCATGAGAAATTGAAATTCTTTTGTCATAGGTTTGCGTTGAAACAAATTTAATCTATATGCCTAGAAGTAAGGTACCAAGAAAAATCTTATTCAGGGATTTTGCTAAACAAGATCGAGTCTATGTAAATAAAAATTACCTGAAAGGTCTAAAGCAGGCGAGGCTCAAGTACTCCAAAATTATTGGGATGGATTTCTCCAAGGTGGAGTTCTTACTGTGGGCGTATGACTTACAGTTCTTCACCATCAAGTACGCTAGCAAAGACTTTGATGTGAGCGAATCAAATATTGGAAAGAGATATATCTACCCCCTGGTAAATGCTGGGTACATATACAAGCATTTCGATAAGCTTACACCCTCAGACACATATGAGGATCACATCTTCAGGGAAGAAACGAAATACAACTACAGGGTTAGATATGCTATAACCCAGAAAGCAAGACTATTTGTCCAAAGGTTTTACCGAGACTTAGAGCAGCACCAGAAGTCTGTGTAGTTGATCGTAACCTTTTCTCCTCGCTCTAAAGCCTCTGCAATTGGTGGGTAAATCCTTTTATACGCTTGGGTA